CACCCGCATGGTCCTGCCGCCGTCGAGCCCGTAGCGGCCATAGGTGACGCGCACGGTGTCGTTCAGCCGGAGCCGGTAGCCGAGCGCCTTGACGCGGACCTCGTAGATGAAGCGCGGCACGCCGAAGAGGGCCAGCAGGCGGGCCGCCTCGGCCGCCGCGTCGGCCGCCCCGTCGTAGAGCGCTGGCACCAGCGGCGGTTCCGCCGCCAGCGGGCTTGCGGTGCGCACGCTCGCATCCTCCGCCGTCTGCACGCGGGTCTCTTCCGCCAGGAAGGCGCGGCGTTCGTCGGTCACCGCGCCGGCAAGGCCGGAGGTCTGCACCGTCCAGTTCCGCCGGTAGCCGACCCGCCAGCGCCAGACGATCGGCGCGAGATCGTCCGGCAGGTCGCGGCGCGAGAGCGTCACGATCTCGGTCTCGCCGAAGGCCGCCACGTAGGAGCCGACATTCGGCCCCTTGAGCACGCCGAGCGAGAAGCGCCGCTGCCGGTCGAAGGTGTAGAAGCCGCCGATGGTCCGGATGATGTCGTCGAGGATCGCCGGGATGGTCCGCGAATCCGGGATATAGAGGCCGATGGCCGCGTCGTTGTCCGCCTCCAGTGCCGCGAAGTCCGCCGGCACCAGGTCGTCCGGATCGGTGAGCCCGCCATATTCGACCAGCAGGGCCCGGATGATCGCGCCGGCCGTCACCGGCGCCGAGCCGCCGCCGAAGGTCTGGCCGGTGACGTCGCAGGTGATCTCCTGCGCCGGCGAGGCGGCGAGCGTGAACTCCCCGTTCGCGAGATCGAGCGTCGGGGCCGATCCGCCGGTGAGCGCGACACCGCCGTCATAGACCGCCGGGATCGCCTCGACCGCGCCGTCGGCGACCTTGTAGACCAGCCCGGCGGCGTCGATCAGGCGCGGCGTCACGTTCCGGCAGATGCCGAGCGCCACCGGCAGCGGCTGGCCCTCGAGATCGCCGGCAGTATCGTCGAACAGCGTCTCCTGCAGCGGCCTGTCGAGCGCGATCACCTGGTCCTGGATCGCCAGCTCGACCTCGGTCTCGGTGAAGCGCCAGCCCTCGGCCGTGGCCGACAGGATGGTCAGGAAGTCGTCGTAGCCGAAGCCGATGCCGCCGGCCCGCACGGTAACTTCCCGGCCGTCGATCGCCATGTCGGCGAGGCCGTCGAGGCCGCCGTCGAGGTTGATCAGCCGGATCGTGCCGAAGGAGGGCTCCGAGCGCCCGCCGAGCGCGCCCGCCTGGAACATCGACTGCGAGAAGCGGAACGGCGAGGCGAGCCGGCCCTCGTAATGGGTGTTCGCGACCGAGTCCGAAGGCCCGGAGGTGAAGCCCCGCATGGAATAGCGGAGTGTCGTCGTCGCCCCGGCCGCGCGGTCCCAGGCGACGATCTCGACGAGGAATTCGAGCGCCGGGGCCGGGTCGGCGATCAGCTGCTCGAACAGCCCCGGCACGTAGAGATAGGCGAAGTCCGCGTAGCCGCCCGAGGCGAGCGGCTGGGAGCCGGTCGGATGAAGGCCCAGCATCGGCTCAGGCCCCGAGCGCCCGGCCGGCCGCCGCGAGCTTCGCCTCGAGCGCCGCGACGCGGTTCTCGATATCGCCCGTGATCGCCGCCGGCGGCGGGGGCAGGGTCTCGCCGCCGCTCGCCGCCTCCAGCGCCGCGACGCGGGCCTCGAGCGCCGCGAGGTCGGTCGCGGGCGGCGCGGAGGGCTCGACCCGGCGCGAGCGCGTCACCCTGATGTCGCTGCTGTCCGGGTCGATCTTCAGCGTCTCGCCGGTCTGCGCGACGCTGGAGACGGCGCGAAGCGCCAGCACGATCCGCTTGTACGTGCCGCCTGCCGGGTAGACGAAGGAGCCGATCTCGGTCAGCACCTCGTGATGGCGGTTGCCGAGGAACAGCGGGTCGGTCGCGGCGTTGGCCGAGCCGCTGACATTCGGCCCGCCGCCTTCCGAGATATCGACGAAGGCGCCGTCGCCGATGTCGCGGTTCCGCGCCAGCACGAACTTCGCCGAGACGTTGACCGGGTGGCCGAGCTCGTTGGTCACGCCGATCTGGCCCTCGATGTCGTAATGGTCGCCGGGCTGCGCCCCGGTGATCTTGACCGAGACGACGCCGACCCATTGCCCGGGGCCGACCGTTACCGGGATCGCCCCGACCAGCTCCGGCCGCTTCGTCGTCCGGAACTTGAAGGTCTCGTTGAACGGGCCGAAGCTCGCCTGCAGGTCCTCGTCCTTCGGGAAGTCCATCTATGCCTCCCAGGTGATGCTGACGCGGCCGCCGGTGAAGGTGATGCCGGAGCCGCGCAAGGTGATGCGTTCGAGGATCCCCGAGGCGATCGCCTTCCGCCCGCCGGCCGAGAACGCATGCGCCGTGCCCGCCATGCCGTGCGCCGCGCAGATCCAGCGCGCCTCGCCGGCGACCGGGGCGAGCAGGGTGACGACGCCGTTCAGGGTCTCCGCCGTGCCGCCGATCAGGAAGCCGTCGGTCGCGGTGTTGGAGAAGATCTCCGGGCCCGAGCCGTCGTGGCGCATCTTCGCCGCCGCCGAGACATAGCCGGTCGTGTCGACGCCGGCGGACGGGCCGATCTGCACGATCAGCCCGCCCCCGGTATAGGAGACGTCATGGAGGCCGATGGTGATCCGCCGGGCCCAGGAGGGGATACTGGTGAACTGGATCGTGGAGGGGCTGCCCGAGATCACGTTGGTCGTGCCGCCCGCCATCGGGGTGCGAGGCACGTGGTAGTCGAGCGCCTGCTTCGTGCCGAGCGGCGTCACCCAGCGCGACGAACTGGCGCCCGCCTCCATCGTCGCCTGGTCGGCGATCGCCGCGCTGGTCTGGACGATCTTCGAGAAGCCGATGGTGCCGTCGGCGATCTTGGCGTTGGTGACCGCGCCCGCGGCAAGGTTGCCGGTGCCGATCTCGCCGGTCAGCGTGCCGCCGGAGATATCGAGGCTGCCGGTCAGCGCGTTGGCGCCGCCCAGGTCGAACAGGAGCTGCCCGGGCGCGGTCGCGATCACGTCGCGGGTGCCGGCCGGCCAGTCGACCTTCGAGCCGCCGTTGGAACTTTCCAGCACGGTGTCGCGGCCGAGCTGGTCCGGCGCGGTGAAGGTGCCGACGCCGATCTCGTAGTCCGGCCAGGCGATGATCATGTAGGCGACCGCCGCGCCGTCGGGCACCGCGGCCGCGAAGGTCAGGTAGTCGGTCGGCGCGCCGCCCAAGGTCAGCGCCCCGGTCCCGGTCGTCGTCGAGGTCTCCCGGACCCGGTTGTAGAAGCGGGTAGCCATCAGCCGGCACTCCTCTGCCTCGGGGCCTTGCGTTCGGCGGAATCGGCGATCCGGCCGAGGCCGTCATCGACCACCGCCGTGCCGCGCCGCATTTCGTCGATCTGGCTCGCGCCGACCCGGGCGACGGTCTCGGTGAGCCGGACATTGTCGGCGCGGAGGGCCGCGATCTCCGCCCGCATGGCGCGCAACTCGGCCGCCAGCCCGTCGAAGGCGCCGCCCCGGTTCATCGCGGTGAGCGCCGGCAGGCCGATGTCGTTGACCGCGCCCGGCGTCATCACGAACTCGCCCGGCGTGACCCGCGCGATCACGCTGTCGGTCCCGCCGAAGCCCGGCACGAGCCCACCCGTGGCGAAGCCGCGCAGGCTGTTCGGATCGTCGGTGCCGGAATTCGAGAAGGCCCCGCCATTCCTGTTGAACAGGGTCGTGCCGCCGAAGCTGCCGTCGCGGATGATCGCCTGAAGGTCGCGGTGGCTCTGCACCAGTTCGTCGGTCGTCGGGATGTCGTCGGGGATGATGTCCTCGCGGGCCTTGGCGTCCCGCTTGGCGGCTGCCTCCGCCGCCTTCTCGGTCGCCGTCTGGTTCCGTGCGTTGATCTGGCCGAGCAGCGCCGCGACCTGCTCCTGCACCTTCAGCGTCGCCTCGATCCCGGCGGAGAGCCCGTCGATGCCGACACCCATGCCGGCAAGTTCGGCCAGCTGGTCGCGGAGCAGGCCGGCGTTCGGCCCCTCCGGTTCGCTGAGCGCCGCCGCCATGTCGACGAGCAACTGGTTCTGCGCGGCGATCTCGTCGAGGAACGCCTGCTGGCTGTCCTTCGAGGTGACCGACGAGGTCTGCAATTCCTCCAGCACCGCCTGCACGAGGTCGAAGTCCGACTGGAACGGGGCCGAGGAAGCATTGAAGGCCCGGCTGGCTTCAAGGAAGCCCTGGGCGATATCGGTGAAGCCCGCCAGCGCGTCCACGTCGCCGCCGCGTGCGAGCGCCAGTTGCGTGTCGAACTGGCTGCGCGCCTCCGCCAGCTTCTCGGCAGGGGTGAACGGCGAGAGATCGGAGAGCTTGAGCGAGTCGGCGAATTCCGCCAGCCCCTCGCGGATCCCGTCGAGCGAGTTCCGGGCGCGCTCCGCCTCCTGCGCCAGTGCCTGGTTGGCGAGGATTTCCTCGTTGATCAGGTCGATGGCCTCGCGGCGGGCCAGCTCGACCTCCGCCTCCAGCGGGGCCAGACGATCACGGGCCGGGGCATCGGCGACGAAGCGGATCGGCGAGGCGGCCAGTTCCTCCAGCTGCTCCTTCGTGGCCTGGCGGAGAATGTTCAGGCGGTCGCGGGTCAGCGCCGCCTCGACCTTGACGAGGTCGATCCCGGCCTTCTTGGCGTCCGCGACAAGCTGCTCGAAGGCGGGCTCCAGCGCCTCGATCATGTCCATCAGGGTCGTCTCGACCGGATCCGTCACCTCGTCCCGGAACAGCGACTTGATCTGGAGAAGCCGCAGGCCCTCCTCGATCCCCTCGCGCAGCAGGACTGCGATGTCCGCGTCATCGACGCCGGAGATCAGCCCGTTCTCGACCGAGTCCACGATGATCCGCTTCAGCGCGTCGTCCAGTTCCCGGAACATCGGGGTCTTCTGGATCGCGTCGCCGTTCTCGGAAACGAGGAAGCCGTCGGCCGGATCGACGCCCCTGATCTGGGTGTCGAACGCCTTCTTGACCGCGTTGAAGCCGATCCGCGCGTCGAAGTCCGGGGCGAACGTCCCGCCGGTCGCGTCGGCGAAGCCTTGCAGCACCGCGATCAGCTGCTGGCCGAACTGGTCGGCGACCTCCTGCGGGGCCTTGTCGCGGGTCTGCGCGTCGGTGACCAGTAGCCGTCCGTCCGGGCCGACACCGACCGAGGCGGCGGCGCGGGGAATGGGCTTGTTGCCGGCAACCGAGGAATAGCCGAGGAAGGCGAGCGAGGCGATACCGGCCAAGGCTCCGGCACCGGCCAGGAAGGGGGCGGCACCGGCCAGAGGACCGGCCGCTCCGGTCACATAGCCAACATTGGACACGCCACCGGGCACAGCCGCCACGCCCAGCCCGCCGGCCGCAGACGAGGCAAAGCCGCCACCGAGCGAAGTCGCGGTCGCGGGCGCGAACAACCCGCCTGCACCGATTGCGCCGCTGATGTCGAAGGGCTTCGGCAGTATCCCGCCGATGGTTTTGGCGATGTCGAGCGCCCCCGCGTTGCCCGTGGTCCCGCCGCCGAACAGGCTGCCGAGCAAGCCGCCACCGCCGGCGATCTGGCCACCGATCCCGAGTGCGCTCCCGATCCCGCCGAGTACCGGCTGAATGACCATCGCCGCCGCGATCTGGGCAGCGGCCTTCTTCGCGAGATCGACCAGATTGTCGAAGAATTCGTCGAAGCCCTCATCGGCGTCGTCGAGCACGTTGTAAAAGGCGTCGGCCAGCGAGTCCTGGATGTTCCGCGCAAGCTGGTCGTAGGCACGGGCGAGATCTTGCGCCGCCCGTTCCTGCTCCGCCACGGCGTCGGTCAATTCGCCCTGCACGCGCTTCTGGGCCAGTAATGCCTGGATCTGCTCTTCCGACGCGGCCGGGAAACGCTCGCGGATCTCGCGTTCGAGTTCGAGCGCGGCATTCAACTCGCCGTGCCCTTCGATCCGGTTGCGCAGCAGCTGGTTCTGGAATTCCAGTTCGGCACGCGCGCCGCGAAACGCCGCTTGGTCACCCTGCATCTTGAGAATCGCCGTGCCGGCGACTTCGGCCTCCGCCGCCATTCGGGCCAGTTCGTCGTTCGCATCCTCGACGATGCCGTCCAGGTCCGCGCTCGATTTCTTGGCGGCATCGATGCTCTTGACGAGTGCCACGATCGATTTTCCGGCCTCGCTGTCGCGCTCGACACCGGCCTTCAGCAGGGCATGCCGGATCCGGATCTCCTGGGCGCTCAGGGTCAGTTCCTCGCGCTCGGTCTTCAGGCCGTCGATCACCTCGTTCTGCTTGACCAGCCGGCGGTTCTCCAGGTCGAGCGCGGCCTCGAAGGCGTCGGTCCAGACCAGGATCTCGTCAGCGCCTTCCTTGATCGCGGCATTCAGTTCCTTCTCCGCGTCCGTCATGTTGCGAACGCCGTCGGCGGCTCGGGCCGCACCCTCGCCGAGCAGGCTGCCGCCGGCGGTCAGCTCCCGCCAGAACTGCTCTTCCTCGCTGATCTGGCCGGTGATCCGGTTGAGCGCGTTTTGCAAGTCAGTCCGCTGGCGGATCAAATCGCTGAAGACGAAGGTGCCCGGATCCTCGCCGCCGGCGAGGTGCCGCAACTGGGCGATTTTCGCCTCGACGCTCACCAGGTGCCCGCGCAGGACATCGGCCTGTTTCTTCTCTTCCCGCTCCAGCGCCGCGATCTTCCTGTCGATCGCCTCCGCCTCATCGCCGGTTGCCTTGGCGGCCTGCTCGCGCAGCGCGATCATCTGCTTTTGGACGGCGTCAGCCCGCTCGATCTCTTCCGCCGCCGTGCGGTGCGCATCGGCGAGTTCGAGCAGCGCGAACGTCACGCCGCCGATCGCCAGGCCGGCCAGCACAATCGGGTTTGCGAGCAGCGCGGCGGTGAAGGCCGCCGCCGCGCCGGCGCCGGAGAGCAGGGCCGGCACCGCGCTCGCCGTGAGCGCGGTGGAGAGCGCGATCACGCCGTTCGTCAGTTCGTCCGTATGGGCGGCCGCGAAGCCGACGACATCGGTCAGCGCCTCGACGCTGCCGATATAGGCGTCGATGAAGCCGGAGGCGGCGATATTGGTGCCGAGGTCGAAGAGCGCGTTGTTCAGCGCGGCCGTCGAGGCCTGGGCGGCCTCCATCGCCTGCGGCAGCGCGCCGGCGAATTCCTGTTTCAGGCGCGCCGCGAATTTCGGCAGGAAGTCCTCGGACAGCAGCTCGCCGGACTCGATCATCTTGATGAGCTGGGCCGTCGAGACGCCCATCGCCTCGGAGGCGATTCGCATCGCGCCCGGGATCCGGTCGCCGAGCTGCAGTTTCAGCTCTTCCATGGAGACCACGCCCTTAGAGGCGATCTGCTCCAGCGCGCGGAGCGCGCCGTCGGTCTGCTGGGTGTCGAGCTTCAACACCCGCGCGGCGATTGCCACGCTCTCGAAGATGTCGCGCGTTGCCTGGCCTGCGAGCGCCGTGCCGCGCGTCGCCGAGGTCAGTTTCGTGAAGCCGGGCGCCGCCGACTGGATCTCGAGGCCGAGACGGGCGACGGTCTCGCGCAGGTAGTTGTATTCCTCGTTCGCGGCCTCGGCGCTGCCGGTACCGGCTGTCAGCGTCGCGATGAAGCCCGAATAGGTGTCGGAGGCATCGCGGATCTCGCGACCGATCCGGACCAGCGAGAAGCCGCCGAACGCGGCGCCGAGCGAGGTGACCGCGGTGCGCAGCCCGACCGTCTGGCCGATCGTCCGCTTCATCGACTGCTCGAGCCGGCCGACGCCGGCGTCGATCGATTTCAGGTGCGCCTGGCCCTGGCGGCCGATCTCGGCGAGCTCGCTGAGTGCTTCGCGGCCCTTGATGACGCCGACCCGGATCGGCGCTTCAGGTGTTACCGCCATCCTGCATGCCCTCCGAGATCCCCGCGCCGGCCGAGGCGATCAGCGCCGCGACCGCGCGGCCGCGATAGCCGAGCGCGGCCGCGAGATCGATCAGCCCGGTCACGTCCAGCCCGGCGAAGCCGCCGGCCATGCCGAAGCGCAGGAAGTTGCCCGCCCGGTAGACGATATCGAGGGCCTGGGCGCCCTCGACGGTCTCCGGCCGGTTCGCTACGTACGGGCATTTTTCGCCGGTCGCGCCGGCGCGGCCTTGCGAGCACGGGGTTTCCGCTTCGTGGCACCGCCGGCAATAGTCGCGCCCGCCGCTCCAGTGCCACTGGGCGAGGGCGCGGAGCCGTTTCCCTCCGCACTCACCAGGTTGAGCGGCGCCAGGTACTCGCGGACGAACGCGGTATGCATCGACGGGATCCGCATGAAGTTCTCGACATTCTCGACCGTGACCGGCAGCGCCGAATCGCCGTCCGGGCCGAGCACCCCTTCCCAGGCGACGATCCCGGCCCGCGCCAGCGCCTGGCCGAACAGGAACGCGCCGATGCCGACGGCGTCGACCCGGTCGGCGCTGTCGACCAGCCCGGTCACCTTGCCGCCGGCCGCCTCGATATCGCGGCGCTGTTCGCCCAGTTCGCGCGCCTTGACGACGCTCCGCTGCTGCGCGACCTGGTACTCGGCCGCGGTCAGCGGTCGGACCTGGACGCGGACGCCCTGGCCGAGGTCGAGCCAGTAATCCTCGGTCGGCAGGTTCAGTCTGATGGCCATGTCGATCTTCCGGTTGTGGTCGGGACGCTGACCGGCGCAAATGCGCCGGTCAGTAGGCGGCGATGCTGTTGGTCAGGACCGCCGTCAGCATCTGGCCGGCGACGCCGTCCAGGCGGGCGATGTAATCGAAGTTCGCCTCGATCCCGCCGGGGCCCTGGACGGCGAGTTTCGGCTTCGGCAGCCGGACCTCGTGCAGGGTGATGACCAGTTTCGCGCTTGCCGAACGGGTGTAAGCCAGTTCGAGCTCGATCGGCGTCTCGGCGGCCGCGGCGTCGAAGAAGTCGGTGTCCGAGAAGCGCGTCACGATCGTGCCCGTGCAGGCCGCCTGGCCTTCGTCGACGCCGGCGATGGCCCCGTCGCCGCGGATCACCCCGACCGGGTCCAGGCCGTTCGAATAGTTCATCGTCGCGGAGACGACGTCCGCGATCGCCGTACCATCGGCCTTGATCGTGCCCTGGAACTGGGAGGCGCGCAGGAAGGCAGGCTCGGTCGGGGCGCCGTCCACCGAGGTGCTGTCGATCGTCTCGGTCTGGCCGATCAGGCCGATCGTCGCCTGCGCCTCGCCCGAACGCTGCAGGTTGAGGCCGAGCGTGTTGGCCTTGACGCCCGCGTTCAGGGCGAAGGCCGGGACATCCGGCATGCCGACCTCGATCGCCGCGCTCGGCAGCGCCGCGGCGCCGGAGACGAATTCATGATCGAAGGCACCGGCCCCGCTTGTCGTCGGGGCACCGAACAGCAGCTTCAGCCAGTAGCCGATCGAGACCATGTCCATCGGCACGACGATATCGCCGTCGAGCGCGATCGGGCCGAGGAACGGGTCGATCGGGTCGCGGCCCTGGCCGAGCACGGCCGAGGCCTCGAGCGGCTGCTGCGAGCCGAGGGTCGAGGAGATGAACGGCAGCTTCAGGTAGCCGCCGGAGGCCTCCGGCGTGCCGTAGACCGATTCGTAGTCGAGGAGCAGTTGCGCGTTCGCGCCACGGGCTCGGGCCATTCGGGTATCCTCCTGTTCAGAACGGGTTGTCGGCGGTGAATTCGAGCAGGATCGGGATCGATCCCGCCTTGATGCCGTTGCCGCCATCCGGCGTTTCTGTGTCGATCACGCCGGGCTGGACCTCGACCCAGTCCACCGTGCCGGAAAGCGTGCGGTCGGCGACCAGCGCGGCGCCGATCGCCGCGCGGAGCGCGTCGAAGGCCGCATCGCGCGCCGCCGGCGAGGCGCGCTCGACCGCGATCACCAGGTCGGCCGTGTGGCTGTAGATCCAGCGTGCCGGCGACAGCAGCGCCTCCGGCTCGCCGGACTCGCCGTCATGCAGCGAGGCGAAGCCGCCGGCGGCGATCTTCACCGGCAGGTCCCGGTTGCGATGGATGTCCAGCCCCTCGATCGAGGCGAGCGCGGTCTTGACCGCGTCGAGGGCGAGCTCGAGCGCGCTCACGTCCGCCGCCGCCGGACCGCGAACTCGGCGGCGATGAGATCCGGGAGCGCCTTCCGCGCGGCCCGCTCGATCGCGCGCGGATCGATCCGCTTGCGGGTCCTCACGTTCGGGACCAGCACGAACATGATCACCGTCGCGGTCGGCGTCCGGCCGCTGGCCCGCTGGCGGGCGGTCAGGGGACGGAAGCCCCGGACCCGGCCGTCGGCGCGGCTGTAGCTCGCCTTCAGGTCCTTCACGACCAGCAGCGGCGGCTTGCCGGGGCGCGGCACGAATTCCAGCTTGCCGAAGCGACCCTCCGGCCAGTTCGTCGGCGTTACCTTCTTGCCGGCGAAGACCTTCGGCGCGGCGGCCGTCGGCAGGGCGAGATAGCGACCGCCGGCCGCGCGGATGACGGTCGAGGCGGCGAGCCCCTTGATGATGTCCGGCGCCCGCGTGAAGACGAAGCCGCGGGCATTGACCCTGTCGTTCTTGTAGAACTTGTCGCGCCAGGTGTTGCCGAGCCGGCGCGACAGGCCGGCACCGGCTATCTGCGCCCGGATGAGCTGCTTTGCCCGGGTCGTCGCCGTCCGCGTCCCGCGTTCGGTCGCGAAGGCATAGGTCTCGCCGACCTGCTTCATGTAGCGTGGCAGGTCGCCTTCGAATTTTGCGCCGATCATGACGTCTCCGCGAGGTTCAGCCACCAGAGGAAGCCGCGTGCGGCGGCCCGCGGCGGCGACTGGATCCGGTAGACCGTCGCGCCGATCGTCACGGCATCGCCTTCGGCCGGGCTCGGCATTTCCGAAACGCGCGCCAGGTAGAGATCCTGCGCCTGGACGAATTCCTGGCCGAATGCCCCGGCCGACGCCTGCTCCCCGGATGGGATCAGCGTCACCGCGGCCGGATCACCGCCGGCCGGCGTGTAGAGGGCGGCGACGCCGGCATCCCGGAAGATGCCGGCGAAATCCGCCGCGCGAGCGAGGGCCATCGGATCGGGCCGGTCAGGCGGCGGGGTTGCCGGCCGCCGCCTTGTCGGCCGCCGCCTTGTCCGTCTTCCTCGCGGGGATGCGGGCAAGGATCGCCTTTGCCGCGTCGCTGTCGGCGCGGACGGCCTTGCCGATGCCGCAGAGATAGCTGCCGTCGGCGTGCGAGGCCTTCACCGTCTGGCCGACCATGACGGCCTGGCCGTTGATCTTGGTGGCGCGGGCGATGACGACGTCGAACGGGGGTTTCGGCTGTTGGGCCATGGTCTGGTCTCCTGTTGAAAGGGAACGGCCCGGCACCAGCGCCGGGCCGTCCTCGGTCGAGATCACCGCGCTCAGGCGACGGTGATGATGTCCTCGCGGGTCGCGAAGCTCTCCGGGTGACGGGCGACGAGGTCGGCCGACTGGAAGGCGCGCAGCACCAGCCCGCCGGAATCGCCGAGCGTGGTCTCGTCGGGCTTGAGGTCGAGCACGCCCCATTCGCCGATCAGCAGCTGCGACCAGTCGCCGAAGATCATCGCCGAGAGGTTGCTGCCGCCGCCCTTCGTCAGGTTCGACGGCACCTGATTCGAGACGGCGGCGGCGTAGCCGTTCAGCGGGTTGGCGCTGTTTTCCCAGATGAAGCCGGCCGCCGCGTCCGATGCGACCTTCGTCGTCACCTTGGCGTCACCGCGCACGCGGACGTTCGTCAGGTACGCGAGCGAGCCCATGTCCGCGTTGTCGATCGCGACCTCGGTTTCGAGCTGCACGACGTCGGCCCAGGTGAGCGCCGCGCCGTCGGTATCGCCCGGCACCAGGCCGGGGCCCGTCATGTTCAGGATGCCGCGCGGCTGCCCGTCGGCGCCCGAGCCCGAGATCGCCGCCGCGTCCATCGCGATCGCGAGCGAGAGCGCGAGGTCGTCGCGGGTCAGGCCCTCGACCGACGGGTCGGACTGGAGCAGCATCTGGCGGGTGATGTCGACCCGGGCGCTGACCGTCTTCGGGGTCAGCGCCGCCGTGCCGAAGGTCGGCGTGCTCTCGGTCGTGTTGCCGCCCTCGGTCGCGATCCAGTAGGCCGTGGCACCGGACGCCCGCTTCGGGATCGCCACGTCGCCGACCAGCCCGGACAGCACCCGCGCGCCGAGCTGGCGGATCACCATGCGGTTGCGCAGCAACTCGATGAACGAGTCCGCCCGGTGATCGGTACCGACCAGGTAACCGCCCTGCGCCGCCGTGCCCTTGTTGATGTCGCGCTGCTGCATGTCGGCGCGGATCGGCGCCTTCAGGATGTCGTACGGCACGTAGAAGCCGCGCGGATCCTGGCCGACGCGCTCGGCGACCGCCCGGTTGCATTCGGCCTCGAAGCCGGCCTGCGCCCAGTTGCCGGCGCGGTGCGCGCGGATCGCCCGGTAGAGCGAGAACTGGCGCACCTCGCCGTCCTCCATGCCGAGCTCGCCGCGCGGCGTCTCCAGCGGCTTCGATTCGCCGATCTTGTCGAGCACGATGCCGCGGAACTCCGCGAGGCTCCGGCCCTCGGTGACCGCCTTCTCGGCGAGGTCGCTGCAGTTGTGGCGCTGGCCGAGCGTGACGATCTCGCGGATCCGCGCGCGCTCGCTGTCCTGCGCCTCGCGCCGGGCGCGGGCGATTTCGTCGGCGCTGGGCTGCGGCGGCGACGCCGGGGTTGCGGCCGGGGCAGGGGTCGCCGGCGTGGGGGTGGGGGTGGGTTCCATCTGGGACCTCGTCTGTTGAAGGGGGATGGTGAAGGAGCCCGCGTCCGCAGCCGCCGAACGACCGATGCCGGTCGCCTCGTCCGCCGGTGTGGATACCGAGCTGATCTCGAAGGGTCGCCAGCGCGTGACCATGACGATCGGGATGTCGTTTTCCTCGCCGACGACGATCGCGTCGCGGATCTCGTATCCGACGCTGACATTGGGGCGGGTGCCCCCGCGGATGTCGTCCTCAGCCTCTTTCGCGCGCGCGCTCTTGCCGAAGCGCACCGACGCACGGCCCACGCCGTCGTCGTCGATACGGGCATTGACGACAATGCCGATCTGGTTGCGGGAATCGTGATCCATCAGGAAGCTGGCGCGGCCGGAGCCGAGCCATTCCAGGTCGACGGCGCCCGCCGAATGATCCAGCACCTCGATGTAGTAGCCCCGGTCGACCCGGGTATCGGACGAGAAGGCGACCTCGACATCGTCGGGCTTGCCGTCGCCGGCCTCGCGCAGGTGGATCTGGCCGAGGCGGAAGCCGTGGCGTTGCAGTTCGAGCGCGGCGGGTTCAGGCATTGTCCGTTTCCTTCTCATCGTTTCCGGCGGTCGCGGCCGGGTCCTCGAGGCTGAAGCGCGAGACGTCCACGCCCTTGCGTGCCGCGTAGGCCTGTTCGGCGGCGAGTTGATCGACGATCGTCTCGAAGCTGCGGCCCCGGCGGGCGCAGATCTCCGTGCGGCTTGAGAGGCCGAGCCGCAGCTCCGTCTTGTCGGCGTTCGCCGCCTTCGCGCGGTCGACCTCCTCCCAGCCGCGCGGCTGCCAGGCGGCCTCGCGGAACTTGCCGATCTTCGAGGGCGGCAGGTCGAGCGCGCCGGTCAGCAGAGCCGCTTCCAGCCAGGCGTCCTTCAGGCGCTCGTAGAAGATGTCGATCCAGATCGATTGCAGCAGGCGCCAGGAGGCGCGTTCCTGCAGGTCGCCGTAGCGGGTCGAGGAGAAATTGACCTGGGACAGGTCGCCGGTCAGCGAGGCATAGGAGAGATCGACGCCGCCGGAGACGCCGTGCAGCATCGCGCGGCGGAACGGCTCGAATTCGCCGGAGGGATAGTCCGGGTTCCAGTCCTTGAACTGGACGCCGGCCGGCAGGCGCTCGAAATGGCCCGGTTCCGCGTCCTGGATGATGTCGCCGCGGTCGTCGAATTCGAGATCGCTCTCGCCGTCCTCGCCGGGATTGGTGTAGGCGTCGGGCTCGGCCTCCTCGAAGAAACCCATCTTCGACGCGCCGATCCGCGCCGCCACCAGCGCGGCCTCCTCGTAGGCCCCGAGCTTTTCCAGCCGGTCGCCGGCGGCATGCACCCAGGGGATGCCCCGGCCCTGGGAATCCCAGTCACCGACGAACAGGTGAATGATCTCCGATGCCGGGATCCGCCGGTGTCGCTTGCCGGTCAGCGCGATCGTCTCGACGGTCGGGTCCTCGGTGGTGATCCAGTAGGCCGCCGGCGCCTGCCAGGCGTCGTACTCGATGCCGAGCCGGACCCGGTTGCCGTTCGGCCGGTCGAAGTTCAGGCGATGGTCGAGGTGCCGCGCGCCGATGAGCTGCAGCGCGAAGCCAAATTCGTTGCGCCGCCAGCCCGTCACCATGCGGATCAGGATTTCGCCGTCACGCGGCACGCTGGCCGCGATCGTCAGCTCGGCCGTGCGGAAGGTCTGGCCGGTCACCATCGCGACCCGCTGCCATTTCTTCCAGGCGGCCGCGATCGTCCGGTTGTCCGCTTCGTCCAGGTCGCCATTCGGGCGGCGGGCTTGCGGCAGGAGCTGCACGCCGTCCGGGCCGACGATGTTGGATTTGCACAGCGACAGGAATCGCCGCATGTAGGGGTCGTTCTGCGCCAGGTCGTTGCTCCGCGCGCGCATCGCCGACAGGTCCGCCTTCAGGATCTGCGCCATCGGCCGCGACTGGGTCGACCAGCCGGCATTGAGGCGGCCGGTCTTCGCCATCTTGAAGCTCCGGCGCTTGACGAGGGTCGGCTCGACGCGCTCGGTCGACGGCGCGGTGGCCGGGTTCGGCGCGGCCGCGCGCGGGCGGAAGATGTCGAGCAGGGCCATCAGCGGAACCTTGTCTTGATCAGCCGGCCGCGCGGCGGGCGCACGCTCGTGGCGGCGTTCTCGCGGGCGACCTCCCGGCGATAGCGGTCGCGCATCATCAGCAGCTGCGCCATGTCGAGCCGCTCGATCCTCGTGCCGTCCGGCATGGTGATGGCCTGCTGGTTGTCGGCCGCCGCGTTCTCGATCGCCGTCTGGATCGCCGCCAGCGCCGCCGCGGCATGCGATACCGTCGAATGCGCGGCATTCGCCAGGTCCGGGTCGATCCTGACCGATCCCGTATCGACGCTGGTTCGCTCGCCGCCGAGGGTGACATGGGCCGACCAGCGATAGGTCCCCGGCGTATAGCCTTCCGTAGTGGCCGACGGCACGTCGATCGCGAAGGCGTCACCGTCGGCGCTCGCATCGATCTCCACCGGCACGCCGTCTTCCGGCGGGCGCAGCACGTAGGCCAGCGCCCAGCCGGCCCCGGCGGGATAGTCGCTGACCAGGTCCTCGCGCCGCCACTGCCAGCGGTCGCCGGCGACCAGTCGGCTCGGCATCGTCGTCGGAATGGTGACCATCAGAACCTCTTGACGAACGGGGCGGGACGGGGCCGCCGCGGGCGCGGCGCCGGTGCCTGGCCGGACAGGTCGAGGATCTCGACGTCGTCGGCGGCCGGTTCCTCGAATGTGTCGTCGGTGGCGGGCGGACCCGCTGGCGCCGGCGAGCCGTCGGCGTCGGCGATCGGCACCGGCATCGCGAACCGGGGCGGCAGGCGCCAGTCGATCCGCTCCGGCCGGATCCTGAGCGCGGCCGCGAGGTTGTAGACCTCGAGATCGAGGCTGTCGTTCACCCCGACCTTTTCCCAGGCACCCTTGTCGCCGAGTCGCTCGCCCGCGACCTCCTCGAAATAGTAGGCCGGCATGTCCTCCGGCTGGTGGATGTAGCCGGGGCCGGGCGCCTTGCGGCGCAGCCGGTCGACGACCGTTTTCTTCAACGCATGGACGCCGACCAGGTAGATCTTCGATCCGCCCTGGATCCGGCGGCCGCGGTCGTTCGCCTCGACGGTCGGCCGCGCCAGGAGCGGCGCCGACCGGGTATTCGCGCCCTTGACCAGCGTAAGCGCCCCGTCGGCCACGCCCGCGCGGCGACACCGGATCCAGAACCGCCGCGCGTTCACCGTCACCCCGTCGAGGCCGCCGGTGTCGAGCGCTGTGTTGGCGATCGCCAGTCCGCGAGCATTGTCGGCCGCGAACGGGTATCGCCGCCGGATCACCCGGCCGAGCAGCTCGTCCCAATGCTCAGGATGCGCCGCCGGATCGCAGTCGGTACGGCCGTCGGCGAGCTGGCGCACCTGGAAGCGATCGATATTCCAGCTTTCACCATCGCGACCCCAGCCCTTCACCAGCACCGGCCAGCCCCACGCCTGGCAATCGATCGCGGCCGTCAGGTAGAGCACGCCTTCCGGCAGCTCGCCCATCCGGTAGCCTTCGACGCGCGAGCGCACCGCGTGGGAATCGACCTGGCGGGATCCGGCCTTCGGCACGTAGGGGATCCCGAAGCCGGTATTCAGCACCGTCTTCAGCTTCGAATCGTCGCCGGTCTGCCGATGATACCGCCGCGCCGTGATCAGGTCGGCGGCCAGGTCGCCCAGCCGGTTGAAATTCGACGCCAGGCCGGAAAACCAGTAGCTCGCGATCCGCCCGCCCGGCGCGGTTCCGGTCAGCGCGCCGTCTGGTGTCACCGCCATGCCGTCCGGGATCCAGACCCCGCGCAGGTTCATCGCCCGCTTCTCGTGCTCCAGCACGATGCCGCCGCAATGCGGGCAGACCAGCCAGGCATTCTCGCGCGCTTCCTCCGGGTCTGCGCCTTCCGGCCAGCGGAGCTGGTCGGTCGTCGGCTGGCGATCGAGGTCGAAGCCCGGCGACCAGAATTCGCCGCAATGCGCGCAGGGCCAGAACCAGAGATTGCGGTCACCGTCCTCGAACAACGGCATGATGCCCGAATGGTCGGTCCTGGACGGCGACGACGTCGCCAGGATCAGCCCGTCGCGGTCGAAGCTCCGGATCCGGTTGCGCGCCAGCGCGATCGGGTCGCCCTCGCCGCCGATGTCGTCCTTGATGCGATCGCGTTCGTCGAGCATCACGATCGGCACCGGCCGGTCGGCGAGCTCGCCGGCGGTCGGCCAGCCGATCGTCAGCATCGCACCGTTGCGGAACACCTTCGTCAGCGCCTTGTCGCTCTCGCCGAGCTCGGCCGCGAAGTCCGGCGAGTGGCGGAACAGGTCCTGCTCCAGGCGCCGCTCGGCGAAGTCGTCGGCGAGTTTCTTCGATGGCCGTATCAGCAGCATGTCGCGGCGGCGATACTTGATCGCGTGGCCGACCAAGTTGATGTGGATCTCCGTCTTGCCGAACTGGGAGGGTCCGACCACCACCAGGATCGTGATCCGCCGGCTCTCCGTGCGGTCCATGATCTCGGCGAGGTAGGGTGACATTTCGTTCCGCCAGGGCCCGACGTAGGATCCCGGCTTGTTCAGGTGCCGGTGACGCTCGGCGCATTCGCTCACCGTGACGCGCCGGGGCGGCCGCGCCGCCTCGAGCGCCCGCCGGATGACCTGCCGATGATCGACGAAGGCCGGCAGCTGGTCGCGGGTCAGGTGCCGGCTCGCCATCACGCCGCCTGGTCGTCCGCCGTCACCGCGGTCTCGCCGGCGGTCAGCACGTCGCGGGCGGCGTCGATCGCATCGTTCACCAGGTCGCCCATCTTCTCCCGCACCGCTTCGACTTCCTCGTCGCTCCAGCCGCGGATCCGGCCGAGTTCGTCCGGCACCAGGAGCAACCGCTCGGACAGCTGCGCCATCACCCGCGCCAGGTCGCGCTCCAGCGCGGCCGCCTCGACCAGCTTGCGGCGGAGCGCCGCGATCTGGATCCGTTCGCGTTCGCCGCGCAGCCAGTCCGCCTCCTGCTTTGGCGTCAGCCGGTCGGCGGTCTCGGACGGCATGGCGTCGGGGCCGAGCAGTTCCAGCCGCAGCTGCTCCTCGACCTCGGCGCGGCGGGCGTCGGCCTCTGCCTCCGCTTCCGCCTGGTCGCGGCGCCAGGCCGCCACCTTGCGCAGGTCGAGCGCGTAGGAAACCCCGTGGCCGCCCTTTCGCTCGACCGGGCAGCCGCGGTCGATCCAGGCGCGAACGGTCGGGGCTGTGACCTCGAAGAAGGCCGCGGTCTCGGCCAGGCCGCGGACGAATTGCTGTGCATCCTCGGCCGGCGCCTGTGTCGTCAGGTCATCGGTCATGGCTGTGTGACGTCAAAAACAAGAATGAAAACAGAGGGTTAGTCAGAGAGGCCGGGCAGAAAAACTTTTGCGCTCGCCGCCCGCATGGCTTTGAGGTCGGCGGGAAGGACCCGCGATCCCCAGATGTTGGGTTTCGATCGGCGCTCGACCCCCAGATTTCGTGGGTCGGGCAGGACGGCACCAGATATCGGGGTCGGCTGGACCGGCAGGCGGATCCGCCCCGCCGGCCGCCTCGAGGGGGGAGGCAGACGGCGGGGCGGGCACGCGACGCACAGACCACCAGGTCGCGGGACAGTGACGGGGGGGCACAAAAAAGGCCCGCCGGGCTTTCACCCTCGGGCCTTTCTGTCGCACCGCTCGCGACTGTCGCGAAAACTACCTGTTGCCGCGTCCCGCTGTCAAGCCTCCAGATCTGCCAAGACTGTCGACCAGCTCGTCCGAAGCCCCGAACGCAGGTCCTGCCAATGGTCGAGGGACTCCCGGATAGCAGCCCGGAAACGAGCGCGGGCATCCTTGCGCCGGCCGTGGACATGGTGACGCTCGATAATCTCCTCGATACCGAGCCCGTCCACCGCGACCGCCAGCGTCACGGCGAAGCGGTCGGCGCAGCCGGTCCCGCGCGGCCCGTCCCAGACGTGGAAGGGGGCGCGCGCCCAGTTGGCCCACGGGCACCAGACGTCCTTCCAGCGCCGGCAGAGCCGGGGCGACAGCCCGTCGACCGGGTGGCGCGGCGACCGGCCGCCGCCATCGACCCGCATCGCGTAGTCGGTGGCCCGCGCGTCGAGCCCGCAGGCGATCGCCTCGAACAGGTCGCGGATCTCGTAGGCCGCGACCACCTGGTCGGCGGTCAGCACCCGGCGCCGCAGCATCACGGCGAGATTGTCCGGGCGCAGCCGCCGCCAGGTCTCGGTCGTCGCCGCCATGCGGGGCGGCAGCGTCAGGTGCGGCACCGGCGCGGCGGCCGCCGCCTCCGGTCGGGCGGGCCGCGCGGCGAGGGCGAACATCGCCACCGACACCGTCGCCCGGCCCGGCCGGGCGCGCCGGAACCGGGTCCGCACGTTCCCCGGCTCGCACGGTTCGAGGTCCATCGCGACCAGCAGTTCCCGCCCGTCCGGCGTCGTGACGTGGCGCAGTGTGCCGAGCCGTTCCTCCGGCCAGGTCAGCGGCGAGACCGGCTTGCCACGGTGGCGCAGCAGCGCCGCCGCCGGCAGCGGTTCGGCGCGCAGATCGCCGGCATCCGGCCAGCGCTGCATCAACCCGGAATAGTCGATCACCTGCCCGCTCTCCGCCGCTGCCACTGCCGTCATTGCCCGATCTCCTCCGCCTCGCCGCTGGCCACGTTCACCGCCGGCACCGGCTCGCTCGCCGGCATCGCCGCTTCACCTTCCGTCCCGGGCCCACCGTCGTCCCGACCGGGTCCCAGGATCTCCTCGATGAGCTGCGGCGGTGCGCGGCAACCGCTTTCCGCCGGCGATGGTCCGATCCGCTCGCGCTCCGGCCAGACGCCGTCGTCCCGGAAGTCCTCGAGCTTGTCGCGCCACCAGTCCTGCATGATCTGGTCGGCTGACCGCCGCTCGCCGCCTCGCGCGCGTTTTTTTGTTTTTAGGTTCTTTGAAGGTTTGTCTGCCACTACTGGCAGGGGTGGGGTGCCACTACTGGCAGGGGTCGCGTCCTCACCCCTGCCACTTGTGGCAGGGGTCGCGGCGGTTTCACCCCTGCCACTACTGGCAGGGGTCCGGGCGCGGCGCAGGCGCTCGCGATAGGACGGCGGCGCGTCCTCTTCCTCGGTCCCGTCGCGCTTGATGATGCGATAGCGGACGACGCCGCGGCGGCCGACGCCGGCCTTTTCCAGCTCGCCGGCCTTCTGCAGATCGCCCAGGAACCGGAAGATCCCGCGCTCCGAGATCCGCGTCTTCGCCGCCAGCCGCTTCACCGAGGGATAGGCGATCCAGTTCTCGTCCGCATAGTCGGCCAGCGCCAGCAGCACCAGGCGCGCCTTTCCCTCGGCCAGCGAGTGGTCGAAGACGTAGGAGATCGCGCGCAGGCTCATGCCGCGGCCTCGATCGAGAGTGCGCCGGGCACGTTCGCGGCGGCGAGCGCGCGGGCGAGGCCCGGCGGGACCGAATTGCCGCAAAGCTCGATCTGGGCGACCTTCGAGAGCGGCTTGCCCCGATATTCAAAGTCGATCCGGTAGTCGGACGGGAAGCCCTGGGCGGAGAAGAGCTCGCGCGGCGTCAGCATTCGCATGCCGATGTCGGCGATCGCGTAATCCTCGCCGGCGACGGTCACGAGGCCGAAGCGGTCCTGCGTCGTGATCGTGTGCAGCGGATCGGCGGCCGCCTGGCCGATTCCGGCGCCGTAATACTTGATCAGGAAGGCCCGGACCTCGGCCAGATGCTCGCTGCCCGAGGTGACCGTCGGCACCGGCCGGGCGAGCGGCTGGCCGTCCCGGCAGGTGCCGCGGAACTTCATCAGGTGCGAGGCGACGAGCTGCTGCTGGGTCCCGCGCGTCGTGATCGTCGAGAGCGGGTCGGTCAGCGGATGGCCGACCATGCCGAGGTTGTGCTGCGCCATGAAGGCGGCGACGAGCGAGGCGCCGTTGGCGGTCGGCACGATTGTCGGCATCGGCTCGGCCGGGCCGCTAGATCGGGGCGCCTGGCCGGCCCTTTCGCCGTAGCGCGGCACGAAGAAGGGCGAGACCAGCGAGAACTCGCCGCCATGCGCCGTCGTGATGGTGCGGAGCGGATCATGGATCCCATGCACCGACTTGTTGGCCGTATGGGTGATCGGCACGATGAAGGGCTCCGCCGCGTCGAGGACATAGCGCTGCACGCCGCGGGCGATCCGCGCCATGGTGTTGTCGGCGAGCGGCCGGCGGCAGGGCAGCCGCCGGGCCTTGACCTCTTCCCGCGTCAGGAAGATCGAGTAGATCGGCTGAGACCAGTCGAGCACGCTTGCCGCCGTCGCCCAGGGCCTGAGCGCGCCGGCGGCGACCGCCTCGCTGGCCGGATCGCCATGGGTCGGATCGGGCCAGACGATCGGCAGGCCGTCGCACCGGGCGACGACGAACAGGCGCTTCCGGCTGGTCGGCACGCCATAATCGCAGGCGCGGAGCTCGCGATGCTCGACCCGGTAGCCGAGGCGCTGCAGCTGGCGCTTCCAGCGCCGGAAGGTCATGCCCTTCGAGACCGGGCAGGGCCGGCCGTTTTCCAGCAGCGGCCCCCAGTCCCGGAACTCCTCGACATTCTCGAGCAGGATCACCGCCGGGCGGACCCGCTCGGCCCAGAGCACGACGACCCAGGCGAGGTCGCGGCGGTGCCGCTGGCCGTCGCGGATCGGCGCCGCGCCCTTCGCCTTCGAGAAATAGGTGCAATCCGGCGAGAACCAGGCGCAGCGCACCGGACGGCCGCCCGTCACGTCGAGCGGGTCGGCGCGCCAGACCGACTGGCAATGGTGCCGCGTCTCGGGATGGTTCGCCTCGTGCATGGCGACCGCGCGCGGGTCGTGGTTGATCGCCACGTCGACCCGGCCGAGCGCCTGCTCGAGGCCGGTCGAGGCGCCGCCGCCGCCGGCGAAATTGTCGATGACGAGGCCGTCGCTCACGGCCGCGCACCGACAGCCGAGCGCCACCGGAAGCAATTCCTTTCAGACATGGTCGCGCCCCTCGCTCGACATCACGGCGTCACCGCCGGATCCGCGTCGACAGTGCCGCGCGCCTGGTGGCGTGTCAGGGTCAGCGCGCGGCCGTAGACGCTGTTGCGCTGGCGGCCGAGCCGCCGGGCGATCTCCTGGTAGCTGTGCCCCTCGGCCTCGAGCGCCAGCAATTGGTCGTCCTCGTCGCGCGTGAAGCGGCGGATGACATGGTCACCCCGACGCTGGACGATCGGCTCGACAGGCACGGCGGGCAGGGGCCGGTCGCGATAGGCGACCGGGTCGACGCCCTCGCGCAGCAAGTTCCAATAGACGGCGCTTTCCGACTTGCCCAATCGTCGGGCGATGAACGCGCACGATCGGCCGGCCTCGCGCCAGGCGACCGCCCGGTCGATCTCTTCCGCTGTGAATCTCGGTTTTCGTCCAGCCAATGCAGCCTCCCCTCATGCGCCCGGATCGTCCGGGAATTCCCTGTGCGCAACGCCGTCCAGCAGCGCGCCGCCGGCCTTCTTCCCGATTCTCGTGATGGCAATCTCGCCGCTCTCGTCGTCCGGCCATCTGTCGTCGGGAACGTCGATCCCGCCGTCGGAGTGCAAGAGGAAGAAGTCACCTTCAGCCGCTTTCTCGTCCGCCGCCGTCGATTGACCTGTCGGCGCCCACTCGCCCCACTGCTTGAAGAAGAACGGCACTCCCGCCGCCCTGCACTGGTCGCGAACGGAACGCGCCCAATCAGGATGCATCGGCCGCGCGCCCGGGCCGCTCTCGCCGCCACATATGATCCAGTCGATGCCGGCCCCACGCTGCGACGGCGCAATCGGCCCGTCTGGATAACCTCGCCCGTTGAAGGCGTGAGACCCGCACCAGCCGCCAACCGCGCCGCAACCAGGGCAGGTCGGCCGATGGGGGCCACTGAAATAGCTGCGACATGTCGTGCACTGCCAGTCGATGGCGATGGCCCGGGACAGATCCACCGGCCCGATTGCCGGCTCGTAGCTGACAAAGCGCACCGCCGCCGGCGTCGCCAGCAGGTCCGGAATGCGCGCGTCGGCCGTCGCCTGGTCCTCGATCGAGACACCGAGCCAGACGTTCCGGAGCGGCCAGCTGCAGCCCTCCATCAGATGGCCGGGCGCGAGCTTGGCGAATATCTCGCCGCGACTGGTCGCCCTGGCCGTCGATCTGTCGGCCAGATAGGCTCGCATCCGGGCCGGTCGTTTGGTCAGGATCTGGAACCGGTGCTGCGCCGCCAGGCGCATGACGGCAAAAACGTGATCGACGACCTCGACCGGCACCGCCTCGTGGAACAGGTCCGACATGGAGTTCACGAAGATCCGGCGTGGCTTCTTCCACCGCAGCGGTTCGTCGAGCTTGTGCTCGACCAGCCGGATCCGGCCGTTCCAGCGGCCGTGGCGATCGATCACCCCCGCATAGGCTTGCCCGGGCTTGGAGAACCGCGCCGCGACCCGTTCCGCGTAGCAGTTGACGCAACCCTGGCTGACGCGGCTGCAGCCCCGGATCGGGTTCCAGGTCGCGTCGGTCCACTCGATCTTGCTATGGTCGCCCATGGCCCGGCCCCTCAGTTGACGGTCGCGCCGGGCGGCACGGCGGCCGGTCGCGGACGGGCATCGGCCGCCGCGAACAGCGGCAGGTCGTGCACCGCCTCCCAGTAGATCTGCAGCTCGGCGATCTGCGCCTCGCGGTCGTGCCGGTCGAGCTTGCGCAGCCGGATCACCTGGCGCAGGATCTTCGCCGAGTAGCCGCGACCCTTGGCCTCCGCGAACACCTCCTTGATGTCCCCGGCGAGCTCCTTCTTCTCCTCCTCCAGCCGCTCGACCCGCTCGACATAGCTCCGGATGTCGTCGGCCGCGGCGTTGTGCCCGGCCGCCGGCGCGTCACTCGCCGGCATGGCCGGCGCTACCTTCTTTCTCGGCATCGCTAGTCCCCCGTTGTGAAACGGCCTCAGTCGCAACCCCGGCCGACAGTCTCGCCGCCGATGATGAAATCGGGCCGACGCATCATTCTTCGTCCTCCTCCGGTGGCCGGTGGCAGCGCGCGTGATGGTCCGGGCACCAGGACGAGCCCGGCTTGACCGGCGCGCCGCACCGTGTCGGGTCGTGGCGCGGGTCGCCGGCGATGAACTGGCAGGTCGCGGCCGGTGCCGGCCGTCCGGCCGCCAGCCGCCGCGGCGGGACGCTGACGCCCCGGCCGAGCCCGCCCCGGTGCGGCGTCACGCGCATCCGTCGACCTCCGCGACCGTCCGGTTCATCAGCCCGGCCGCGGTGGTGCTGTACCAGTGGCTCGCCGCCCATTGTCCGGCCCGCGTGATGATGAAGACGACGCGCCCGGGCGCCTTGCCGGCGTGGCGTTCGACCAGCCCGTGCTGGACCAGCGCCGACAGCGCCGCGTCCGCCAGCCCGCGCTCGGCCATCGACCCGGCGCCGCCGAGATCGCGCCAGAGCCGCATCAGCTCGAACATCTGCCCGTTCGTGATCGCGTTCATGGCGCTTCCGGCAGGCGCTTCGCGGCGCCGAGATTGCGGTTGTAGGCATGGCGGAGCGCCGCGACGATCGCCGCCGAGGCGGATCCGCCGAACATCTTCTTGGAGGTCCGGCCGGTCTCGACCAGGTCGAGCGGCGACTGTTCGCCGACGACGCGGATCAGCCGTTCCCGGTCGAAGCCGTCGGCGCGGCGGTAGCTCGCGTGGAAAACGGCCAGCGCCTTGATCAGCGGCGCGCGCAGCGCGTCGCGGGTCTCCGGGTGCGCCGCGCGGATGGTTTCCAGCGCCTCGCGCACCGGCGCCTCGCCGTAATTGAAGATCAGCTTGCGGATCGAACCGACGGCGACCGTCTCGGCCGGCTCGCAGCCGTGCGCCGGGCGATAGCGGGCGATCCGCACCCCGGCGGCGTGGCAGACCTTCTCCAGCTGCAGCGCGTCGCCGTCGCCGGCCCGCGCGCGCGCCTGGTGCAGCACCGTGCCCGGCACCTGCCGGCGGTCGGCATTGATGCGCACGAAGCCGTCGGCCTGGTCGGCGAGGTCGTCCGCCTCGACGACGTAGCAGGGCACCCGGTCGATCAGCGGATGCTTGCGCGCCGCCTCGACCCGGTGCTGGCCGTCGATGATGGCGAAGGTCCCGTCGCCGAGCGGCGCCACGGTCGGCGGCTGGAAGGCCCGCCAGCGGAACTCCCGGCAGATCTTGTTGATGATCCCGCGGCTTCCCGTCCGGCTCGCGTCGCGCTGGTAACGGTCGTCGACCACCAGCCGGTCGAGCGGCAGCCAGTCCAGCACCGGCTCGGGCCCCGGATCGGCCGAACTGGCGACCGGCGCGGTCATGGGTGATCCTCCGCCCAGGCGGCGCGCGCCGCGTCGGCCGAGGAGAGCCCGCGGGCGATCAGTTCGGCGATCCGCGGGTGGTACTTCGATTCGATGTCGAACCGGGCATGCGGCGGCCAGGGATCGGCCGCGACCGTTCTCGGCGCCGGCACCGGCGCCGGCGGGACCGGCGCGGCGGTGGCCGGCACGGATCGCGCCGGCAGGCGCAGCGCGAGCAGACGGCAGCGCCGCACGATCACCGATTCCGGCCGGCCGAGCGCCCGCGAGAGCGCGGCGAGTGAGGATCCGCGGGACAGCCCGTCGCGGAGTGTCGCGATGTCCTCGCGGGTCCAGCGGGCATGGCTTTCGGCGAGGCCGATCGCGATGCGTCGCTGGTTGACCGCCCGCGCGGTGCGATCGAGCCGCCGCGCGATGAAATCGGAGCGGTGCCCCGCTTCGGACAGCGCGCGGAGTTGCGCGTCCTCCTCCGCCGTCCAGGTCCGGCGGGCCCTCATCGAACGGCCTCGGAGCCGGGCAGGGCCCCCCTGCACGAAGAAGCCGCGGGCGGAGTTGCGTCGTCATCAGCCGTGGAAAGGCCGAGACCTCCGCCCGCGCAGTGATACAGGGAGGCTTGACCGGCTGGCGCAAGGGGAGGGCCGATCGCCGGCCGGTCAGCGGCGATCGGGTTGTCGTATGCGGCGCCGGGAAGCGGTGCGGCGGCGATCCGGTCGAGCACGTACCAGGCGAGCCCGATCGCCGCCACCCATGCGAGAAGCAGGCCGAGGGCGATCCGGGCGACCTGCGCGCCGATCCGCAGGATGTCGTCCGGCGGCGCCGCGAATTCCGGCGGGTCGAGATCAGGCATCGGCGCCTCCCGCGACGGCGAAGGCGCGCCAGGTGTTGGCGGCGTCGCGGTCCCGCGTGACCACCCCGGCCAGTTCCCCGTCGGCAAGGAGTTCCGGGTGCCGGGCCAATCCCTTGGCAATCGACTCGAGTGCCAGGGCCATTATCTCCCCGGCATCCGACCGTTCGCGCTCGGCGATCACCCGGTTTTGTGCCACCCCCGGCCTGTTCCAGTCGCCCGCCTCGATCTGGGCGAGGTATCGCTTCGCCAGCGCCTCGAAGGCGACCCGGTCGGTGATGTGATGGACGATGTAGTCGTCGAGCTCGCCCTCGATCGGCCAGCAATCCTCGTCGTCGACGAGCTCCGTCGCGGCGCGGCGACGGGCGCAGCAGGATCCGCAGACCCGGACCGTCTCGATCTCGCCGGGCAGGTGATAATCCGGGCAGCGGTAGACGGTCTTCTCGTATACCGCGCCCGGCAGGACACCCGTCGCGCACTCGCGACAGTCGTAGGCTTTCCGCGCGCGCGGATAGGTGATCCGGACGAAGTCGTAGGAGACGTCGTCACCGAGCGCGGCGCAGTGGGCCCCGGCGCTCATTGCCCCGCCTCCGCGCCGTCGCCCGGCCGGTGCCGGCGGTGCGGCTTCACCGGCGGGTTGACCAGCACGTCGGCCGGCAGGCTTTCGCCGGCGTTGCGCGCCATACCGATGACGCGATCCAGCTCGCCTGCGATCAGCGCCGCCGCGACCTGCAGCGTCCGGAGCCGTGAGCGGCCCTCCCAGGCGCTGTCGTCCAGAGCGATCGAAATGACGCCGTGATGTCGTTCGACCGTACCGTTGGCGACCGCTCCGCCCTCGACCTGTCGCCGGCGCTCCTGACCGATCAGGAACAGGCCGTCGAGCCATTCGGGGATCAGCGTCTTTGTCGTGGTCATTCGGTCCTCCCGTCTTCTGCGTCTGCGGCGGCCGTCTCGACGGCGGTCAGCGCCGCGTCGAGCGCGGCCAGCGCCTCGTGCGCCTCGGCGATCTCCCGGTGCAGCTCCATGTCCCGGATCCGCGCCGCCGTGATCGTCCCGCATTCGCCGATCGCTTCGGCAGTGCGCGAGATCGCTTCCCCGCATTCCTTGGCGGTGGCGCCCAGGTGGGCCACGAAGGTCGGGTCGGAATCGGCCGGCGGCAGCTGGAAGACGCAGAGCCCGGCCATTCGCGCCAGCGCCCGTGTCACCGGCGCCTCGCCGGCATCGGCCTCCAGGTCGGCGATCACGTCCGCCGGCGCGAACAGCGCCTCGTTCGGGTTCTGGTAGCGGCCCAGCTCGGTCTTTCCGACCCGCGTGACCATAGCCGCCGATTCAAGCCCGCCGCAGAGGCGGACCAGCCGGCGCATCGCCGCCTTGAGGCCAAGATAGGACGCTCGCCCGAACGGCCGCCCGATCTCGGCGCTCATGGCCGGCACCCGCATGACGGGAAAAACGGCACAACCGTTCCGGTGACCGGGCGCGGCGCGCGGGCGATAAGGGCAGGGCGGGTCATGCTGACGGCCCCTTTTCGGCGCAGCCGTCCGGATGCTGCCGGATGAAGGCCTCGGCCCGCTCGATCGTGGTGAGCGTTACGCCGTAATCGCCGCGCAGGCGTCGGACGAACTTGGGGTCGCGGACAGCGGCCATCGAGAATTGCCGCTCGGACATTCCCGTTTGTCGGAGATAGCCGTCCACGGCCTGAAGGATGAATTTCCGGGTGCTCATGGGTCAATCACCGCAAAAAAAATTGCCCAACGCAAGTAGATTTTTCAATCAGGCAATTATTCTGCTGTTGTGGGATTTTTCGACCCCATGACAGACGAAACCCCTTTGAAGCGAAATCTTCAGCGAGTCATGCGGCAGCGAAAGCTCTCGCAGCGCGGCCTGGCGCGTTTGGCTGGCCTCAATGAGGGCGCCGTCAAGAGCATCCTCGCCGGGCGGTCCCAGCACCCCCGGCACGACACCTTGCAGGCCCTGGCAAAGGCGGTCGGTTGGGATATGCAGGAGCTCATCAGCGACCTCCCGCCAACGCCCCGAGGCGGCGACGGCATCCCGAGCGCTTCGATCCCCGAAGTGGATGTTCGGGGCGGCATGGAAGGCGGTGGCGGTTTACTCCCGTATGAAATAACCGATCAGGACGATGACATGATCGCCGATTCGGTTACCGGGCGCTGGTCTATGCCCGATGACTTCCTGCGGTCCGAACTCCGCATGGCGCAGCGGGCCGGACGCATCATCCAGATCGTCGGCGATTCGATGGCGCCGACGCTCAGCCCCGGCGACCGGGTCATACTGAACCTGGCCGATCGCTGGCCCGCGCCGCCCGGCATTTTCGCCTTGTGGGACGGTTTCGGCGTCGTCTGCAAGCGCCTCGAATTCGTGCCGCACTCCGATCCGCCGACGATGCGCGTTCTGTCGGACAACCGGAACCACCCGCCATACGACCGGGTCGCCGGCGACGTTCGCGTGATCGGGCGCGTCGTCGGGATGATCCGCCGTTTTTGAGGCCGCTCAGAGCCCGGCCGAACGGCGCATCGCCTCCAGGAAGAAGGTCCGCTTGTCGGGTCCGTCCGCGCCGCTTGCCCGGATGACCCGTTCCGCCGCCCGCAGCAGGGCGGCGAGCCGCCGGACAGGCCAGTCGCCGAGCCCGCTGACCAGCGCCTGCACGCCCGCACCATCCGGTTCGAGCCCCTTGATGTGACGCTCGACCCGGCCCCGGTCGAGCTCGAGTTCCCCGACCCACTCCGCCAGGCAGTCGCCGATCACCGTCAGGGTCGGCGCGTCCGGCGGGCTTTCGCACCGGGCCAGGGCCGCGAGCAGCGTCAGCATGTCGCCGTGGTCACGCAGCGCGTCGCCGGTCAGGTCGCCGGTGAACAATGCCTGGATCAGCGCCGGGTTGTCGGTGACCTCGCCGGTTTTCAGGTCGGTCAATTCGACGATTCCCGAAACCAGGAACGTCCGGGTCGCGTGGCGCATGTGGCATATCGCCTTGAGCTCGATGTCGCCCTTCTTGCCCTCGAACCGCTGCACGGTGATGCCGCGCCTCGACATCGCGCCCTTGGAGCCGCGATAGACGATTTCGTACTCGTCGCCGACGGTCGCCCGCCGCGCGATCAATCCGCCATCAGCACTGCCTTTATCAGCCATCGTTGTGCCCCCTTCGCGCATAGCGTTCCACATAGCCTAGTGAGCACATCCTCTGACGTCGATCATGTTGACGGAGGCTGGTTTTGCGTGTTCTCCCTTAGTGGATGAAAAAAAGTACAAATCCTATTGACTGAGTAAAAAATCTACCAGTACATTCCCAATTGATGGCAAAACCCGGCAACCTGCACGGAGACATCGACATGACGGGCGAAAGGCGGGTCGCCACCTCGACGGCGGCCGGATGGGCTGACACGGCGGTCTGGTCATGACCGCCCGGCGCGAGATCCCGGCCCTGTCGCTCGTTCCGCGCGGCCTGTCGCGCGAGCTCGCCGCCGCCTATGTCGGGGTCTCGCCCAACACCTACTCGAAATGGGTCGAGAGCGGCTTGATGCCGAAGCCGAAGCGCGTCGGCGGCCGCGTCGTGTGGGACCGCCAGGCGGTCGACCTTGCCTTCTCCGCGCTGCCAGGCGACGATGAGCGCAATCCCTGGGACGATCCGGAATGAGCGACGTGGTCCGCCTTCATCTTCCCTTCGTCGTCCGTGACGTCAGCAGGACCGGCCAGGTCCGCTATTACTTCCGGCGGCGGCCATGGCCGAAGGTTCGATTGCCCGATGTCTTCGGTTCCGACGCCTTCATGGCCGCCTATCATGCGGCCCGCGACGGCGCGCCCAGCGCATCGGCTGAGGCGATCGATCACCGGCGCGGCGCCACGGGCTCGCTCCGCTGGTTCGTCGTCGGCTACCAGTCCTCGCCGGAATTCCGGGCGCTGGCGCCGTCGACCCAGGCCGCCCGACGGCGGATCCTCGATCGGCTTTGCGAGAAGCACGGTCACAAGCCCCTGGCGGCCATGGCGCCGCGTCACGTCCGCAAGCTCCGCGACGAACGCGCGGACAAGGTCGAGGCGGCCAATGCCATCGTCAAGGCGCTGCGCGTCGTCTTCGCCTGGGCGGTCGAGGCCGAGCCGGACAGGATCGAACGGAACCCCGCTGCCGACGTGCCGCTGCTGCGAAGCGGCAGCCAGGGTTACCATTCATGGTCGATCGAGGAGGTCGAGCGCTTCGAACGGGCGCACCCGGTCGGGACGAAGGCGCGGCTGGCCCTCGCGCTGTTCCTCTACACCGCGCAGCGCAAGAGCGACGTGGTCCGCATGGGCCGTCAGCATGTTCGTGCCGGCTGGCTGACGTTGACCCAGTTCAAGGGCCGGAACCGCGCCCCGGTGACCCTCTCGTTGCCGGTCCTGCCGGAGCTGCAGGCCGTCATTGACGCCTCGCCGACCGGCGATCTTGCCTTCCTCGTGACCGGGTTCGGCAAGCCCTTCACCGCCAACGGCTTCGGCAATTGGTTTCGCCGGCGCTGCGACGAGGCCGGCCTGCCGCACTGCTCGGCTCACGGGCTCCGCAAGGCGGCCGCCGCGAGGCTGGCCGAGGCCGGCTGCTCGGAGGAGGAAATCAAGGCCTGGACCGGCCACCGGACCTCGAAGGAGGTCACGCGATACACCCGCGGCGCCCGTCAGAAGAAGCTCGCCTCCGCCGCCGTCGTCCGCCTCGAGGACGAACGGAATCGGAACAGCAAAGGTCCCACTTCCGGCGACGAGTGGGACCATTTCTGA